CCGTGATGTCAACCTCGAATGTGAAGATGCCGACCGTGTCCAAGCGGTCGCCGTAGTCCCGCAATGCCTGATACATCCGCGAGTTGCCCATGAACGACCAGACCATGCACCGTTTGCCTTTCAAATAATCCCTGCTCATGGGCGCGGCTCTCCTTCCAACATTTCCTTGTACTCGAAATACACCCGCGCCGACTTCCTGTCCTCCAGCTTCACTTGGTGCTTGCTGTCGTAGGCTGCGGTATATTGATAAAACCCGTGCTTCGGCGTGGAGCTTCCGTTGAGCAGGCATTGGCGGGTGGATGCCTTGAGCGCCAACTCGTCCCCGGCGTTGACCGCCGTAGGGAAAGCCGCTCCATGCGAATCCGCGCCTTGGGAGAGTGAAATACTGCCCGACGCCATGCTTTGGATTGGGTAGATGTAGCAATCAAGCCCTGTCGACGTGCCACCGAGGTCGACGTGCGCCGCGCCGGGGTCGATGCCACTGAGATTGAAGATGATGACCGTATCGCCGGAGCGCACCACGCCGTTGTGGAAGCGGACGGGGTTTTGCGAGTTTTTGAGCATGGTCGTAGTATGTGGCGTATAGCCGGTCAGCTTGTCGCCTTCCTGTAGCTGAAGGTCGGTGTAGTAAATAGCGCCCGTGCAGTCCGTGATGAGCGGCTTGATTGTGACGCTGACCACGCGCTTGTCCTCTTTGACTTTTATGCTCTCCGCAAAGCGGATGAAATTGTTTACAGCCATAAGCACCACCTACCCGTCGAACGTCCACTTGATTTCGCAGACGTGTCCGACCCAGCCAGTAGCTACAGTCCCCGGCTGAAGCATGATGTCGGCGAAATAGACCATGCCGGTGCAGTTCTGGATAACGAGCCGGACGGTGATGGAGCGCAGCTTGCCGAACCCTTTAGGGGAAGCGTCCCGCGCTATATGTTGGAAAAATACCATGAAACCACCGTCCCCTCAGAATAAATCGATGAACCTTGTCTCCGTAGTCCCGTCCTCGTACTCGAACACCACCTCGATGCCGACCTGACCGTTCTGCCCCTTGTTCAGGTTCTCCGAGCCAATCTGCGCCGAAACGGTATAACTGCGGCGGTTGGCGGGATAGACCGTCTGTGCCATGCTCTTGGTCATGTTCGACACGCCTACCGCCTTGAAGGAAGCCGTGCCGGACACGCCGTTCTGCGGGTCGACCTCGAAGCCGCTGTTCTGCCAGTAGGCGAATCCGTCGTCGGCGCGGGAGTTGCGCAGATGGTTGAACGGCACCATGTCCCTGATTTCCTGCCCGATGAGGTTCGACTGGTCAAACTGGTCGGCAAAGGTCTCGTTTGACATATCGCCCAGTTCCCGCAGTTTGGAGGACAGTTCCAGCACCGTCTTCCACGGCTCTTGGAGGTTATACTGCCGCCGAACCACCCTCGTCTGGATGGTGAGTTTCAGGTCGCGGTCGTCGACGGTCACGATATCGCCCAGTTCCCACTTCTCATGTTCGTATCCCGTCAGCACGGACAAGTCCATCGCCGACAACACATAGGACACACGGGGCTTGGCGAGTTCACCCATACGCATCTTGGTAAACTCAAGCATCTGGTACGGGTTTGTGAAATTGGAGAGGTCGAGGGTTGAAACCCTGACCTCGCCCGAATAGGTGAAGTCCTCAACGTACTCTTTGCCGTTATTGATAGAAGCGAAGGTCATGCCGTCCCTGCCGAAAGCGTAGAGCCGCGTGACAAGGCTCCGCGTGTCCACCACCCGCTTGATGCTCGTGAGGTTCTTGCGGTAAGCGAACAACGCTCCGCTCTCCCTACCGCTGAACGTCAACAGGTGGACGGCGCGGTTGCGGCTGTCGAAAACAAGGTCGCCGCCGTGAATCCTTTGGGTAGCCCGCAGTATAGCGAGGGCGTTCTTCTCCTCGCACCGCCATGTCCGCAGGGTGGATACGTTGACCGTCCCCACCGTCCATCCCGTGCCTTGCAGGGCGTGGCGCATGGGGACGGCGGCGAGGTCGGCGTTGAACTCCACCGGCTGCTTCTCCGCGCTGTAGTTCAAATCATAGAACGCGGCTTCGGCGTAGACCGTGGTCAGGATGCCTTGCCCGTCCGAGCCTTTCTCGTCGGAGATGGTTCGGACGCGGTAGATGTCGTTGGCCACCTGCACCGACTTCTCATTGTCGAGGGTCAGCCGCTTGGGGTCACTCCACGGCAGCTTGAAGTCCAAGGTGTCCGCACCGTTTACCTCGCCCGTAGCGATGATGTCGAAGGCGTTCTCCAGCACCGACTCCCACGCGCCGTTTGAGTCCAACACCACGGGTCTGGCGAATCCGAGCCGCTCATGTGGCGACTTAGGGATGTCGAAAAGCTGAATGTCCAGCAGTTTTGGCGTAACGGTCGTGTTGTTTGTGGTCAATGTCACCCTGTAACGGATGTATTCGCGGTTTGGTGAAGCCAACTCACCGTTGATGCCCACCGCCTGCCAAGCCGACCAGTTCACGAGGTCGTCCGACGTGGCGCTCTCTATCAAGGAAATGGCGGTCGTACCTGCTGTATACTCAGAAGTTACGGAAACCCGGCCGCTGCCCGACAAAGCGCAAGCGGCCGCTGTTGTCTCAAGAACACCGATGTCGGCGTAGACATTGTTTGTCCGCTTGAGCAGAACCGCGCCGGGTTCGGTAAGCGCGTCCACGCTTGCCGCCGAATCCGCTCCGTTGGCGAGCATCGCCTGAATGAAATACCGCTCCAAGTCGTCGATGGTCAAGCCGCTGTCCGTCTCGAAGAACCAGTCGTCGATGCCGCCAGCGTAGTAATACTGGTCGGCGTGCATACACATGACGATATTCGCCACGCAGGACGGGTTGATGTCACCCGTCAATGCCCGAACCGGCGCTTTCCAGACCGTGCTGTCGGCTCTGTTGCATACGATTATCTGTGACGTCCTCGCCGTGACGCCGATGATAGCGCCAAGGAAGTACCAGCCGTTGTTCACCAAGTTAAAGGACGGGGTTTCGCTGGTATCGAGGATAAGCGTACCCGCCGAGTTGTAAATCATCATGCGCGGGCGTCCTTGGTACAGCGAGATATAGAAAATAGGCTGGCCGGGGCCTTGGCGCGTGTTGAACAGCGGGATGAAGTTCTGCCCGACCGAGTAAGTCGTAGGGTTAATCCATCCGCCCACGGCAATCTTGTCCCCAAGGTTCGAAAAGAATGTGCCGTCATTGGTAGCGACAAGATGCGTCCTCTCCGTAGTCGGGTTGTTGAGGTTAAGCCGGAGTTGCCGCCCATGACGGCTGTTTATCAATCCAGCGGTCATACCGCTCCAACCGGAGATAGTGACGTGGCGTCCCTTGCCAGAGGAGTCCATGAGCCTTGTCTGGCTGTCCGGCGCGGACTCGTTGAACCGCCATATGGCGGCGGTCTTTTCGGTAACAGGGAACTCGCCCGTAAAATCCTCTTGCGTGGTTAATATAGATTTGACTGCCATTCGCTCACCTCCACCGGCTCATCGCCTGTATTCTTAATTCCGTAAACGTAGACCCCGTCGGCGTTATGGTCACGGTGTTCGCGCCCTTCCGCAATATAGGGAAATTCAACTCCTGCAATAGCGGCAGCCCGTTCCGCAAAGTGTCGCCTTGGGCGTTTATCACTTTTGCCGTGACCTTGCCGCTGTCGATGACAAGGGTTTCGCCGGAAGCCAAAGCGCCGACGATACGCAGTTCCTCGTTATTCGTGTTCAATGAGATATAGGTTGACGAACTTGAGGAGATTACCCCTTTGAGCAGATATACCGGCTCGGAATCGGTATTGCCTTTGACTCTCGTCACGGTATTCGCGCCGCTTGACGTGAGGACAAAACCCTCGTCCGTCTGAGCGTACCCGAACGGGTCGGGACAGACGAACCGCAGGTCAAACGCGCCCGCCGACAGTATCAGCCTTTCGCAATCCACAGCCTCTGTGAGCCGCGCCGTGAAGTAGCGGTCTGGCACGTCATCCAATACAAGCTGACGCAGCCCGTGTTCGGGGTTAAGCCACTCAGCCACAGCGTCCAGCACGGACACGAGCGAAGCTAAACTCCGCTGCGGAAGGATGTTACAACGTACCGTGATGATTTTTTCGGCAATGCTGCTGCCAAAATCCGCTACGCCGGGTTTGCCGGGTACGGACACGAAAGAGTTACGCAAAGCGGGTGACGCCTGCCAGTTGGTCAGCCGGGCGCGGACTTTCATGCCCTGCGAGGATATGCCGTTATAAATGAATCCCATTCCGCACCTCCTTTACGCCGGACTGAACCGGCCTTGCGCCCGCGAGCCGGTCTGCATCAGGTTATACAGTTCCTGTGAAATCCTGCGGATGTCATCCTCGCTCCTGACAATCATCTGCTGAATGGTGATAAGCGAACCGCCGAAGCCGGACGCGCCGCCCATGCCGCTTATCCTTGACGCCCCGACGTTCACGCCGGGCATATCGAACTCTGTGGGGATGGCGTTCTGCATATCATCGCCGACTTTGTCCATAGCCTGCTCGAAGCCCACGCCGATACCCTCGCCCATATTCCTGCCAAGCCCCGCGAACAGGGTGGACGGCGATTTGATGCCGAAAAAGTTCTTGATGCCGCTGACGATACCACTGAAGAAGCCGGATATTTTACTCCATATCCAATCGGCCACGTTGGAAATGCCCTGCCACAGCCCTTTGATGAGGTCGCTCCCGACCTGCACGATTTTACCGATGTTGTCCGTGAAGCCTTTAACGATAGCGACAATAATCTGCGGGATGGCCTTTACGATTTCCACGATGATTGTCGGCAGGGCTTTTATCAGGGAGATGAACAATTGGATGCCCGCCATGATGATTTTGTCGATGTTCCCGATAACCGCTTCCACGATGCCGCTGATGATAATCGGTATCGCCTTTACGATTTCCGTTATAATCTGCGGCAGGGCTTTGACAAGCGAAATCAATAAATCTACGCCCGCTTGAATAATCATGGGTATCGCTTGCAAGACCGCCGTAATTACCGAAGCGATTATCTGTGGGATGACCGCTATGATGGTAGCGATTAT